CATCGGCGCCAACGAGAGGCCGTGCAGTTGTGCGGGCAAGAACAAGCGCATGGTCAAAAAACTACGACGAGCCTATGAGTATTCGTGTAAACCTTAAGACGTGGAGCAATTACCCCGACGCGGTAAGCAATAACGCCAAGCGCGGGATCGAGCTAAACGAGAAGGTGGGCAACAAGTGCGCCACCCAGGTCGGGAAGGTCCGCGCCCAACAGCTCGCCAAGGGGGAGCCGGTGTCGTTCGATACCGTCCAGCGGATGTATTCATATCTATCTCGTGCGGAAGAGTATTATGACGAGTCAGATACCAAAGCATGCGGAACTATTTCGTATCTTCTATGGGGTGGACTGGCCGGGAAACGGTGGGCCGGAAAGATTATGAAGGAAGAGGGGAGGTTGTAAATTTGTATACTTGCCGCACACACAAGCAAACAATGACCCATGGTAGTCTTTTCTCAGGCATCGGAGGGTTCGACCTCGCCGCCCGGTGGATGGGGTGGAACAATGTCTTCCACGTCGAGCGCGATCCGTTCTGCCGGCAAGTCCTCGCCCACCACTTCCCCGAATCCCAATCCTTCGACGATGTCAAAGCCTTCGACGCAACTCCGTTTCGAGGACGTTTACGAGTCCTTTCGGGTGGCTTCCCCTGCCAGCCTTTTTCAGCAGCAGGAAAGCGGGCCGGCACATCCGACGATAGATATCTCTGGCCGGAGATGTTTAGAATCATTCGAGAGGCTCGCCCCACCTATGTCGTGGCGGAGAACGTTCGCGGCCTCATTAGTTGGAATGAAGGGATGGTTCTCGACACGGTGTGCGCTGACTTGGAAGGTGAAGGCTACGAAGTCTTCCCGGTCGTACTTCCTGCTGCAAGCGTCAACGCGCCGCACCGCCGCGACAGAATTTGGATTGTGGCTCACGCCCACGACCAGAGAGGAGCCGGTGGACCTCGACAAGTTCAAGGCGCGGATGGAGAAGTACCCCAACGGGACGACCATGCCGAACCTTGCGACGCAGGTGCAGCAGATGCTACCAACACCAACGACAAGCTGCGCGAACAATGGGACGGCGCAGGAGAGGCCGAAAGGACAACCGAGCAGAAGATCCGAACTGAACCATCTTGTGGCCCAAGAGATGCACAACGGAATGCTCCCCACCCCCGCAGCGGGAGACGGACACAAGACGACCAGCAACACACATCAAAAGACCATCAATCGACTTGCACCGGTTGGGAGCGGTTTCCAACTGTCGCCCCAATTTGTAGCCGAGATGATGGGCTTTCCCTTAGACTGGACGGTATCACCTTTCCAAAGTGGCGACGGGAGTCAATAAAGGCTTACGGAAATGCCATCGTCCCACAGGTAGCCTTTCAGATATTTCAAGCACTCAATGAGTAAGGAGGTCGTATACCAGCGGATCATCGAGAGGGACGGCAGGAAGTACCTGGAGACGGGATACGAGGAGAAGACCCCGACGGGAGTAATCCGAACGGCTAAATTTGAGACCTACCACGACCCCAACACACAAAAGAAACTGTTTTGAAGGCAGACATAAACACCATAAAGGAGAACCCGCACAACCCCCGGACTATTACGGAGGAGAAGTTCCGCAAGCTCGTAAAGAGCCTCAAGGAATTCCCGGAGATGCTCGAAGCCCGTCCCATCGTAGTCGACAAGGACAATATCGTCCTCGGCGGAAACATGAGACTAAAGGCAGCCCGCGAAGCTGGCCTTCAGGATGTCCCGATTTACCGGTCGGAATGGAGCCACGACAAGAGCTCGGAGTTCATCATCAAGGACAACGTAGGCTTCGGTGAGTGGGATTGGGATATGCTAGGCAACGAGTGGGATGTCTACCCCTTGGCCGAGTGGGGTCTGGATGTATGGACTCCGGAGGAGGAGCCATCAATGGATGAACTAATAGGAGAGGAGAAGAACAAGCCAGCCACAATAAAGATAACCTTCGACAGTCCGGAGCAGCTACAAGCCGCCGAGATTGAGATTCAGGAGTTGCTCGACCGCAAGTATCCAGGGGCTTATTTCAGCGTTTCAGCGGGCGAGATATGAGGTTGGAGCTGGCTTCTCGAAAAGCGGTCAAGTACGCGGTAGAAAAATATCACTACAGCCAAAATGCCGCGCCTCGTGCGTACGACTTGCCTTTTGCCGTGTTTGAACGAGACGAATTTTGCGGCGTTATTTGCTACGGTCGCGGAGCAACTAACGACATAGGCTCACCTTATGGATTAAATAGTGGCCAGTGTATTGAGCTGATTCGGGTGGCCCTAAATGGAAAGCAAAACAAAACCAGTCAAGCCGTAGCCCGCAGCTTGCGAATCTTAAAGCAGTATGCGCCGCAAGTGCGCATGGTTGTTTCTTACGCCGATCCAGAGCAAGGTCATGCTGGCACTATATATCAAGCCATGAACTGGCTTTACATGGGTAGAACTACTCCAGCAGATGAGTACATTCTAAACGGTAAAAGGATGCACGGCAGAACTTTTCGAGCCAAAGGAAGACCAAACCAAGCTCAAAAGGTAAAAGGGTCGTCTAAATTGAGATATTGCTATACTTGGGACAAGAAACTCAGGAAGCACCTCCAACAAAGTTGCCTGCCATATCCAGCGCGTGAAGCATAGGTAGCGATGCGCCCGGCATCCAGTCGGGAGAGGGCGGTGCATTTCCGACCCACGCGCTCAAATAACCAAATGTCTTTTGTATATTTGCAACATGAGCAAACAATTCGAGCACATCGGATACAAGTCAGAATACTACGCTAACGGCAAGTATATCGGTATCCTTCCTTGCCCGCCCTGGTTTGAGGCATCCTACGGAACTGGCTACGAGTCTCGCATGGACCATATCGCCCGCCAAGATTTTAAGGTCGGTAAGCGGTGGATTCGCAAAGGCGAAAAGTATTGGACGATGATCATTCCAATGTGCGGCAAATTTGTAAAGTGACCGACAAGGACTACGCATACCGCGCCACCTTCTACGGCTATGTGGGGGTTCTGGCCCTCCTGCTATATTTGGCCCTGTATGGCTGAGATTTACCGCGCTGTCTTTACGTGTCCCGAACTCGACGAGAGAACGGTGTGGTACGTCTCCAATAGGAGAGCCGCCGACATCATGCTCTCCCGACATATACGGACAGAGGCAAGTACCAACATAGCCTCGAAGTACAAACGGGTAGAGTACACGATGACCATTGAACCGGTATTTACAGGCACCGCTGACGCAGGGTATGACCCTAGGATATAGACAAGAATGGACGTACAAAAAAAAGCGATGATCCAAGCCCTTGAGAAGGCTCTCGGAATTGTGACCCAAGCGTGTAAGGTGGTAGGCATCTCCCGCCAAACCCATTACAACTGGATGGAGGCCGACGCGGACTACAAGAGCGCCGTGGCCGAGCTGTCCGACGTGGCCCTAGACTTCGCCGAGAGCAAGCTCCACAAGCTCATAGACGGAGGCAATCCCGCCGCCACTATCTTCTACCTGAAGACCAAGGGCAAGGAGCGCGGGTACGTCGAGCGTCAAGAGATTGCCGTGGCTGAGAAGAAGCCGCTCTCCTGGTTCACCGATGACAACGCCGACGTTTCGTGAGTAAGGCCGACAAGCTATACCGCAGACATTCAAAGGAAGTGCTCGAACGCTTGCTTCGGGAGCGCGGTATCGCCTACACCGTGCCGAGTTCAGGCTGCTATAAAATCAACGGGTACGTCTACCACCATTGGTCAAAGGGCTACACCAAGGGAGGCTGGAAGTATTACGACAGCCACACGGCATTCTTAGACAGCCTGTGAAGCAGCCCGCCACCTACTACCACGTCAAAGGCTGCGCCTCCCGAATCCAAGTCCACCAAGGAGGCACAAGGAGCGGGAAGACGTACTCTATCCTCCAGAGTATCGTCGAGCTCTGTTACGAGAATGAGAACGCCGGGGCGGTCATCACCATCGCCCGGAAGACATTCCCTGCGCTGAGGGCTACGGCCATGAGGGACTTCTTCGAAATCTTAGAACGGGAGAACATCTACAACCCCGACCTCCACAACAAGTCAGAGGCGAACTACGTCCTATTCGGGAACCTCGTGGAGTTCATCAGCGTGGACCAGCCGCAGAAAGTCAGGGGCCGCAAGAGATCAATCCTATTCATCAACGAGGCCAACGAGCTGAGCCTGGAGGACTGGAGGCAGCTCCTACTCCGAACCACGCGCAAGGTGGTGATTGACTTCAACCCTTCGGACGAATATCATTGGATCTACGAGGAGGTCATCCCACGAACCGATGCGAGCTTCTTCCGCACCACGTACAAGGACAACCCCTACCTCGATAAGGCCACCATCCAAGAGATTGAACGCCTCAAGGATGCCGACCCGAACTACTGGCGCATCTACGGACTCGGAGAAAGGGGCGTAAATCAGGCCGCCGTGTTCACGTGGGAGGTGGGAGAGATAGCCGGCAAGAGGATAGGCACGGGCCTCGACTTTGGATTCACCAACGACCCCACTGCCGTCATCGACGTCTACCTCGACGGGCACACCTTGATACTTCACGAGCGCCTGTATTCGACAGGACTCACGAACCCGGACATAGGCGAAGAGCTGGACAAGCTAGACGTCGAGACCATCATCGCAGACAGCGCCGAGCCGAAGAGTATCGAGGAGCTCTTCAGGTTGGGGCACAACGTCAAGCCCGCACGCAAGGGACCGGACTCGATCCGTCAGGGTATCGACATCATGAGACGACACAAGCTCCTGGTGACCGCTGAGAGCACGCACCTACAGAAAGAACTCCGGGCGTACCGATGGGAGCAGGACAAGAACGGGCGCAACCTCAACCGACCAGTGGACAAGGACAACCACGGGATTGATGCGGTGCGGTACGTGTGTCTCAATCTGCTGACTACCTCCCGGTCGGGTTCCTACTTCCTCGCATAAAAGCAAATTATTTTTGCGTGAATGTTTGGAGAAGCAAAACATTGTCGTATATTTGCTATGTCAACAACGACAAACAAACACACAACGACATGACTATCCTCAGCACCTCCGGAAAGAAAGCAGTAAAAATCACCCAAGACGCTTCCGGTATGTTCCGCGCCGCTCACGTCAGCCTCAGCAATACAGGCCTCGGCACTTGTGAAGACCTGATTCAGCTCAAGAGCTACAAGACACAAAAGGCAGCCGAGAAGTTTGCCGCTCAGGTCCTCAGCTAATCCACTCCCCCTCCAAGTACAGGCCCTCCGGGGCCTTTTTTTATGTCCCTACCTTTCGTCTATTTGATAGCGTGAACAAGACCGTAACGATACCGGAGAACCTCTACGACATCACCGTCGACCAG